GAAACTGATTTACTACCAGATGTAGTGACAAAAAGCATAGAAAAATATGGGATGATCAGGCAGAAAGATCTAGTACTACCGTGGCTTGATTCTAGTAACATGGATATGAGACAACAATGATAACAAAAAATGGAAATTGGTGGACACCAAGTTCTCTAAGTAATGGACGTCCTGGTGACTATATGCGTGATGATAGTTTTCCTTGTGAACGACCAATTAGTATTGCAACAGAGTTGTGTACGCATCGTAGAAATGCAATTGATGTTGGTATGTGGATAGGAGATAGCACAGTTCATATGGCATCTTTGTTTGATCGAGTAATTGGTTTTGAGCCACACCCAATGGCTTATGTTTGTTGTGAAAAAAATTTAAAAGCACGTGATATAGAAAATACAGAATTATATAATATCGCACTGAGTAATGTAAATGAAACAAAAATGTTGCTTAATGGCAAAACAACATTCTCAGGTTGGGTAACTGACAAGAAAGAATTACCAAAAGATATATATGTTCATGACCAAACCAAAGTGCAGTGTTTGTATCTCGATAGTTATCACTTTGAAGATATAGATTTTATTAAGATTGACTGCGACAGTCATGAAGGATATGTACTACAAGGAGCCGAACAGTTTTTTAAAAATAATTCGCCTGTTGTTTTACTTGAAGCGAAGGTAAGAATACACAAAGACAGACAACCTGAAGATATGCCAGACCCTTTTGAACTTCTTGAAAGTTATGGATATGTTTTACACAGTAAAGTCGATAAGGCAGACTTTCTTTATGTAAGGAGCAAGAATGCAGAATAGTGCAGAGTACACACTACAATTAGAAAAACTGCATAAGGCTAAGAGCTTTGGTACTGCAACCGGTGCGCCAAGCATACTCACAGACTTTCTTAAAAATCATCCAGTAACCAGCATACTAGATTTTGGTTGCGGCAAAGGCACACCATTAGACAGTTTAAAATCCAATACTATGGACATACACAGTTATGATCCTATTACACATCCTATTGAACTACCAGAATCTGTTGACTTGGTTTACAGTCGTGACGTGCTAGAACATATTGAACCAGAACAAATTGATAGTGTACTAGAAAATCTATTCATAATAGGTACAAAATACCAGCATCACTTTATTGCATGTCATCCTGCAAAGAAACGACTCAGTGACGGACGTAATGCACATCTTATTATTGAAGATCCACAGTGGTGGAAAGATAAAATTCAAAAGATACCGGGTTGGAAAATTATACATGAAAACATCAAAGGCCCAAAGCCGTTTGTACGAGGTAATGTAACAATCGATGTTGTAAAGTATACAGTAATATTAGAGAAAGTATAATAATGATAGAAGACTTTGATTACAACAACGCAAACTATCCAACTGCAAAAGTCGCAGATGTATTTCCGTTTGAACTTAGTGAGAACCTAGGACACACATGGATTATTGATGTTGATGGTACTATTGCAGAAGTCAACCAGCCGCCGTATGAGAATGATAAACTTTTACCTGGTGTAAAAGAAATGTGGGCACAGATACCCAAAGATGATATGATAGTTATAATGACTGCAAGACCAAAAGATATCCAAGAACAAACATTACAGTTTATAAGAGACAACAGATTGCGTTATGATCTAGCAATATTTGGCGTACATCATGGTGAACGTATTGTTGTAAATGACAACAAGCCAGGCGGACTACAAACTGCTATTGCATGGAATGTAAAAAGAAACAAAGGTTACAATTAAGTAGGTATATAATGATAGACACCGAAATGACACGTACTCAAAAACAAAAAATGGAACGTATCTTTATACTTGATGATGAAATCAAGTTTGCACAAAGTTGTTTACGTCCAACTGCTACTGGACATATCCACACTGCTATCAGTTGGATGCAGATGCGTAAAGAAGAACTTACAAAAGAGGTAGAAAATGGTTGAATTACCTAAAAGAGTTAATAATAAGAAGAATCCAGAGGATGATATACCTTATAATGATGCACACGGAAAACCTTTACCAAAAACAATAGTGTTGGTTACTGGAGGGTTTGATCCATTGCATAGTGGGCACATTGCATACTTTGAGGCTGCAAAAGCAATGGGTGATCATTTAGCAATTGGTGTAAACAGTGATGCATGGCTAAAACGCAAAAAGGGCAGGCACTTTATGCCCTTAGACGAAAGAGGAGCAATTATAAGCAAGTTAGAAATGGTTGATCAAGTTGTTGGATTTGAAGATGAATATGATGCAGATGATAGTTGCGTACAGTTTATTAAAGACATGCGTGAGTACAATCCAGAGGCAAAGATAGTATTTGCCAATGGAGGAGACAGGCAACCAGGCACTACACCAGAAGAAAAAGCAGGCATAGAAAAAGTTAGTTTTGCATTTGGTGTAGGTGGAACAGATAAGAAAAATTCAAGCAGTTGGATATTAAAAGACTGGGAAGCTCCTAAAGTTGAACGTGACTGGGGCCACTATAGAGAACTGTACAAAGGTGCTGGATTTGCAGTAAAAGAACTTGTAATAAATCCACATAGTAGTTTAAGCATGCAAAGACACAAACACAGAAGTGAAACATGGAATTTAGTTAGTGGTACTGCACATTTATTAACAAGCAACAGAACAATACCAGAAGATCCTAAACGTCAGAATTTGTCACCACCTAATCCTGTTGATATTCCAGCAAACGTTTGGCACAAAGGCGTAAATGAATCCAATGAGCCTGCACACATTATTGAAGTGTGGAAAGGTGCTGAACTTACAGAAGATGATATAGAAAGACAGGACTAATATGTTAACAGTCTACATAGGTTGGGATAGTAGAGAACCTATTGCCGCAGATGTCTGCAGATACAGTATCCTTGAACATGCTAGTATTCCAGTCAATATTGTCATGCTAAAGCAAGATGAACTACGTGATAGAGGTTTGTATTGGCGTGATGTTGATAAACTAGCAAGCACTGAGTTTACGTTCACACGCTTTTTGGTCCCTGAACTTAATGCTTTTGAAGGCACTGCTATTTTTATGGACAGTGACATGGTCCTTACAACAGACATTGCAGAACTTATTGCAGAAGTAGATCCAAAGAAAGCTGTCAGTTGTGTACAACATGACTACACTCCCCCAGAAGGTGTGAAAATGGATGGACAACAACAACTAGCCTATCCACGTAAAAACTGGAGTAGTATGGTTGTATGGAACTGTGCCCATCCTGCAAACCAGCAAGTAACAAAAGAGCTGGTAAACAATCCAGAAGTCACTGGAGCATACTTGCATAGGTTCAGTTGGCTTAAAGATCATTATATTGGATTGCTTGGTCCACAATGGAACTGGCTTGTAGATTGGTATGTTGAAGGCAGAGATGGTTCACCTTTGCTATTGCATTATACTGAAGGTGGTCCATGGTTTCCAAATCATCAAAATTGTGGTTATGCAAATGTGTGGAATGGGTATCACCAAGATTATTTGAGTTCCAAACCTCAGCCATCAGTGGGTATACTAGATCTAAGTTTACCAGAAAGTCTTAAAAGAGACATACACAAGATGTTAGAATCTGCAAAAGATCCTTATAATATCTATACAAGCACTAATGTAAAACAACATATCAAGGATATCCTATTCAAGTATGAACAACCAAACGTTGTTGGTATAATTGATGCAGGATTAGTTCCAAAGGAGGATGAGGTGGTTAAAGAACCAAAGCAAGATGCAATTCTGGATAACTTTCTCACAGGAGCCCATGGAGTATTTGCTGGAAGCAAGAAATTAAATAAATTAGACACCAACACACCTATAGTGGTTCGAGGCATTGCAAAAAAGAAAGTAATGCACAAAGCTCTTGAAGATGGCAGAGACTTTTATTATATTGACACAGGCTACTTTGGAAACGAAAAAACAAAATTGTATCACAGATGTGTAAAAAATGGATTGCAGTTTAATTTGCCAATTTGGAAAGACTGTCCAGACGACAGATTTATTAAAACAGGCACACAGATACGTAGGAAAACACCAGGCAAAAACATACTACTATGTCCACCAAGCCAAAAAGCATTGAGTTATTGGGGAGTAGATCTACAAGAATGGTTAGAATCTACCAAACAAGAAATAGCAAAACACACTGACAGACCGATTGTTGTTAGAGAAAAGCAAAAACGTCATGTACGCACAAACGACGATACAATGGAGATGGCACTACAACGTGATGTACACTGCTTGGTTACCTACAATAGCATTGCCGCCGTAGAAGCCCTTATACTTGGCAAACCAGTTTTTACAATGGGTCCAAATGCCGCGGAACCATTGGCAAATACAGATTTAAAGCGTTTAGAAAACCCGTTGATGCCTGTTGTTGACAGAGTTAGAGATCTATGTTGTAACTTAGCATATGGACAGTTTACTCCAGCAGAAATGATAGACGGTACTGCTTGGCGTATACTAAACGAATTTTACGATAGGAAGTAAATTGACAACATGGGATTATGATGTTGTAGTCTATTTAGGCACGTTGCCAAAAATTAGAAACCATAACATCAAAGTACAAGTTATGAGAGCCTTCGGCGAAGGTGCTGCCAGATGTGGTGTGCGTTGGTTAGTTGATGATAATTTACAGAATCGGCAAGTTTATAACACTCGGCTAGCAGTTATACTTGGCTGGGTTGGTATGAGCTATAGTGGCCCACATATCTATTTTCGTGATGCTATCATACATCAACAAGATCTCACTGGTGGTAAAGTAATGAGCATTGATGGCAGTTGCTTTAAGTTTCATCATAAACACGAAAACATGTGGCTTCGATATAGTCTTGATAATGTTTTCTGGAACAGTGGTAACTATGCTAATAAAAATAGCACAGATAAACATTGGAACATGATTAAAAACAGTCTTAGCCTTGTTGATACACCGTGGAGTAATGATGGCGAAAACATACTGATCTGTTTGCAACGAGACAACGGTTGGAATGCTAAAGGATTTGATCAAGAGGCATGGCTTAAGAAAACTATAAAGAAAATACGTAACCTTACTGATGAACCTATCGTTGTAAGAGCTCACCCAGGAGATTTAAATCGTACAGGTACAAAAGTAAAACGTGATTGGAGTTGGGTAAATCAATTTCAAGGTGTACAACTTATTGATAGTATGAATGTTACACTTCATCAAAGCATGAAAACGGCAAGATGTGCAGTGTATTATAATAGTTCAAGTAGTGTGCTTAGTGTGCTTCAAGGAATACCTACATTTGTAAGTGAGGCAAGTGCAGTTACTTGGGACGTGGCAAATCACAACATTAAAAATATATTAAATCCGTTGATGCCTGACCGCACACAATGGTTTAACGATTTAGCACAAGCACATTGGACACTAGAACAAAGTCAAGCAGGTGACATTTACAAACACTTTGAGCAGTACCTACCAACCTAGTATACAGTCATTCCTAACTCTACCAAGTTCTCTTGCACCCCAACTTTTCAACAAGTCCACACAACCGTATTGTGTTTCTTTTGTGATGCCAGTGTCGGTGTGTAGTTTCTGTTCTACAACTATAACTGGCTTGTGATGTTTTATAGTATTTTCTCCACCTTGAATTATATGCATCTCGTAACCTTCACAATCAATTTTAATATAATCTATACGATCAAAGTTAAAACCTAGTGTATCAAGTTTTTTCATTTGCACTTTGCCATTACCAACTGTATCTTTGTTGATATGCGAATGCCCTGTGTTTCCTTCTGTAACTATCATATCAATGGTAGTGTCGTTTGTTCCTAGTGCAATGGGCCATATTTCCATATTGTGATTATCTACATTTAAACGTAAGCATTCTTGAAATTCAACCACAGGTTCAATTGCAATCACACGGTCAAATCTCTGTGCAAGATCTCGACTCCACAATCCTACATTTGCACCAATGTCAATTGCGGATCCAAAGTTTTGCACAAACTGTAAACTTTTATGCCGTACAGGCTCTTGATATGTAGGCGGCCCGCCTTTTTTGATGTTCTTGTCAATCATGTGTGCAAAATGTGTGTCTTGGTCTGCAAACCACCATCCGTGTGCTTGATACATTAAAATATTACCTCATATCCTATAACCATACCAACATCGTCTTTAGTGGCAGCTGGTGCTACAAATACATTGCCATAGTTAACTTTTATCATTGGAGCAATGTCTATTCGTTTGTAACCATGTACTAAACCGTATTCTATATCAAGTTGTTTGTATGTTGTACGTTTACCAAAGTATATACCTGCACGTTTATCACTGTTATGGTATATACCAGTAATGTAGTTATTAGGTAACTGATATTGCACATGTGGATGACTGCTTGCAAAATCGCCACTGAGTCCAAGATGTGTACTGACTGCAAGACTAAAAATTAAATTATCTAACACCTCTAATGCCTTTCCAGTATGGTAAATCACCATGTAACTTTATATCTCTTGGCTCGCTATGTCCAAAGGTTTTTCTCTCACCTTTCATATGATCCATATACATACCAAGATCGCTGTTTACAAACGGATGTCCGGCTAGTCCTTTTAGATCTGGGTCAGGATTTAGGTTATGAAAGTGTGCACCTCGATTGTCTCTATACAGTTTTCTTTGTACATCAAAAAGATAACTGTCATGCCATTCTGGATAGTTAAACATTGTGTCGTTTTTGTACATACAAGCAAAGTCCTCAACAAAGTCTGTACACATAGGATTTGTTTTATTATATCCTACCCATCCGCACTCACTGTGGTAGCGTTCACCTCTACCTAAATGTGTTATCATACAGTCTTTTGGTGAAACACTGTCAAGGAAGTCCATTGTAATAGTACTGTGTGTTAGTGTGTCAGCATCTAACCATATAACCCATTCTGTGTCTATGTTTTGTATTGCATGATAAATGCTGAATACTTTGTAACTGAACCGTAAACCTTGCCATTTAAAGTGTTTGTTGGGTTTCCATATACGTTCATTATGTGGACCTATTCCACCATTTGCTTCAGGATTGTCTTTGTGTCGTTTGATAAAACGTTTACAGTGTTTGCTATTTGCTATTAGATCAATACACTTCACATTGGGCTTTGTTATTCGTGGAGTACATTTTTCTGTGTAAACAATTAGATCAACTTCCGCTGGCCAGAACTGTTCAAATGTACTGATACAACGTTGGCCATACTTATCAAGACCCTGCTGATTAAAGGTGGTAATTACTGTATAACGTTTCATATGAGTATTTAACCTTTGATCAATAACATAGCATATTATCCTGAGCAGTGTGCTCTGAATAGCAAACCAGTAATGGAAGCATTCTTAAACAGCTGTCGAGGTGCTGGTATAACACCTGTTGAAAACTCCCCCGACTGTGATGCTGTTGTTATATGGAGTATACTATGGAATGGACGAATGAGCAAGAACAAACGGACATATGAACACTATCGTTCGCTCGGAAAGCCAGTTGTGGTAATAGATGCAGGTGCATTAGAACGTGAAGTCACTTGGAAAATTGCAGTTAACAACATTACATCAGAAGGCTACTATGGACACACGGACAATCTTGACTGGGATCGTCCGGCAAAACTAGGTATTAGTTTAGGTCAAACAGATCTAAAAGATGCAATATTAATTGCAGGACAACACGATAAAAGTTTACAATGGGAAGGCATGCCTGATTTAGGCACATATGCCGTAGAAACCATTCGACGTGTACAAAAATATACTGATCGTCCGATACTAATGCGTTTTCATCCTCGTTGTCAACCATTTATTCCGCATCATAGGTTTAAAATGTTGTTACAGAATGAGAGTTTAAAAAACTGCGACATTGAAATACCAAAACCAGTTGTGAATACATATGATGTGTTTGATATTGATTATGCATTTCACACTGTAATTAATCATTGTAGTGGGCCTGGAATCAATGCAGTGATTGCCGGCTCTAATGTGTTGGTTGATAAAAAAAGTTTAGCATATCCAATGAGCATCAAACTCAAACAAATTGAGAATCCTCCGCAAAAACGTAACAAGGATCGATGGCTAGTTGAAATTAGCCACACAGAATACACAGTAGATGAGATAGCAGAAGGTTTATGGTTGACAAGATTAAAAAACGCACTGGAGTAGGTGAATACATAGACTGTGCATGTCTTATACACCACACATTGTATGATTGGAGTTATGTTGACAAACTTTATAACAGTTTGCAAAGAAACCTTACACCTAAAGTCCGAATGCATGTGTATACTGAAAGCAATAGATTTGTTCCTAATAACTACATACGCCACGACTTAGAAGAGTGGGATGGTGTAAGAGGGCCAAAACGCAGTTGGTGGTATAAGGTACAACTGTTCAATAGCCAACATTGGCCTAAACGTGCTACAAAAATGCTATATTTTGACTTAGACACTGTGATTGTTGGAAATATTGATTGGCTCTGGCAACTTGATAGCGGAAAATTCTGGGCGCCAAGAGACTTTAAGTATCTAATGAAAAGTTCGCGTTTCTGTATTAACAGTAGTATTATGTGGTTTGATCCCAAACAGTATCACTATGTATACAAAAATTTTGATCTAAAAAATATTGTTAACAATCCTCGATGTCCTTGGCACGGAGACCAAGATTACATTTATAGCCAGATAAAAGATGATGTTGCGTTCTATGATACCAACAGAATTTTAAGTTACCGCTGGCAGGCACGTGAAGGTGGCTATGACTTCAGATTTCGAAAACCATTGAATGCAGGTGCTGAAACAAAGGTAAATCGAGAAGTGAGTGTTTTAATATTTCACGGCAATCCAAAACCACATAATTGTAATGATCCTTTTATATTCCAACACTGGAGGTAAATATATTTGTAATTACACTTATCTAAAAGATAAACCTTAAGGAAATAAAATGGCTAACAGAACAATAAAGATATATGGCAATAATTTTGCCGCAGATACTGCACTAGTTGTATCTTTCGGCGGTGCAGAGGTATACAACGGAACATTATCAGCTTCTGTTATTGCCTATGCTGACGTTTACGGAGGAACATCAACTACTCCAGGAGAACTAGTAGAGTTCACATTCAATAATGCAGATGATACAACAGAAACCGAACATGCATTAAGTATTACATGCACTGCCGGATCATGTCACATTGGTGCAATTTATGACATTTCAAACAACGATAATACAAACTACGATGGTTATCCATCTGATGGTAAACCACAAGTATTTGATATAGGTGGTAAATGGTATTATACTGATGCAGGGTATGGTGTATACCATGATTCTAGTGTGGAGCCAAATGTGGCTAAAGACAACAGTGGACTTAACAAAAAGAATATACTGATAAACGGTAATGCTCCTACTGCAGATGAAAACGGTACCGCAATTCTTTCAGGAAGTCAAACATATGCTGGTTATTCATTTACTTTAGTTGAAAACGACGTTTTAGCATGTACATTGCGTGTTGCAAAGACATTAGAACCTCACAACGCAGGATAAACTTATAGATATTAGGCAGTTTTTTACTGCCTATTATTTTGACTAGATAAATAAAAGTAACAAAAAGAATTCGCAAGTTGGGAGAAGGCGCCAACATGTTCGCTTAGTTACTAAGCGGTTTTAATCAGATCGTCCACTAGTTGGGCGATTTTTTTATGGCCAAAACAAATAAAAAGGTTGACTTATCCTTAAACTGTGTTATTATAACAGCATAATAAGGAAAAGGAAACAAGATGACATAGCCAGCAGTAAAGTGTAAGTAGTTGATTAAGGGAGAGCGGTGCTCGACAACTACAGAGGTTTACAAGTCAGGTAGGACTCAAGGAACCATAACACTACAACTAAACACTACCCGGTACAGACTGATCATCTGTACTGATTGTAAAAAGATCAAGTTTTATAACAGGAGCAAATATGTCAGAAGAAATTAAAAAGTACGCAGATCCAATACTAGATGCTACACCAAGAATAGCAAGAGATCCAGCAGATCAAGAAGCATATGATGCTTTCTTTGCTAATGGTGGTAAAGTATCAATAGTGGATAAGAATGCACGTACTGAAAGTTTTACAAATAATCCTTGGCAACGAGGAAAAGGCCGTCCAAAAGCAACTCCGCAATCTAAGGATAAGAAATAATGTATTATGTACTAGGTGAAAGTGCCGAAACAGGCGAGTTTGAAGTATGGGAAAGTCTTAGTGCTAAAGAAGCAATGGCAGTGAGAAACGAATATATCAAGTTAGGATTGCAAACAAGATCAGGAAAAATGCCTGATAATGCATTAATAGGTTGACATATACGTATAATGTGTTAAGCTGTTTATACAGTTAGAAAACAACATTGCATAGGAGAGCTAGAATGCAAACAAATAAAAAAGATTCCAAAACTATTAATTTTGAAACTGATCAGCAGGTAATGGACCGTATTGCTACACGTTTTGATATACTACATGACATGACCAAAGCAGTTATTGCTGGTGATGTTAGAGCTATGATTGTTACTGGACCTCCAGGAGTTGGTAAGAGTTATGGTGTTGAAAAAGAATTAGACAAAGCATCAATGATGGATAACATTGCAGGTCGTCCTATCAAGTACGAAGTTGTAAAAGGTGCAATGACTGCACTAGGTTTGTATGCTACATTATATAGACATGCAGATGCTAACCATGTGTTGGTATTTGATGATTGTGATAGTGTGCTTATGGATGAACTAAGTCTTAACATACTTAAGGCCGCACTTGATTCAGGTAAAAAACGTGTTCTACATTGGAATGCAGATTCAAACAAACTTAGATCAGAAGGTATACCTGACAAATTTGAGTTCAAAGGTGGTGTAATTTTTATCACTAACGTAAAGTTTGAGAACGTTAGAAGTAGAAAACTACAAGACCATTTAGAAGCATTGCAATCAAGATGTCATTACTTGGATCTTACATTAGATACTATGAGAGACAAGTTCTTACGTATTAAACAGATTGTTGCCACAGGTGAACTGTTTAATGATTACGATCTTAGCAAGGAAATGGAAGGCGAAGTAATTGCATTCATGGACACTGTGAAAGATAAATTAAGAGAAGTAAGTTTAAGAATGGCGTTGAAGATAGCAGATCTTACAAAAGTAAGTCCTAACTGGAAACAGTTAGCAGAAAACACTGTGATGAGACGCAGATAGAACAGGTTGTCATATCAGATCTAGCTCCTGGACAACCTAAAGTGGGCAATGTTGAAAAATGTTGCCCACTTTCCTTTATGGTAATTAATGATATGCAAAAATTAATAGTCACTTTAACTAAAATCAATGACCCAAATCAAACCTATAATTTAATATTTGATCTTTTACCAAGTTTCTTCTTACCAAAGTGGATAGAACGATTTGCAGAGTCAAACCGGTGCGGGTACGATATTAGCGAGCCTTGGGCCTTGTATAACATAAATGACATCTGGACCAACCAATACACAGTAAATTTTATAAATGAGCACATTGATATTTGCAATAGTATATCACCTGATATGTTCTCACAAAAAATCTCCAGTGTAGACGATCAAGACACACTAAACTACATTCACAGTGTGTTTGAATTACATCACGGTAAACTTGATGAATGGAAAAACAATCCACTTTTTAACGGACCACATGGCAACAAACTGAGAAATAGTTTGAGCCATATAAATCAAACAGTACACCGATGCGAGGGCACAGTAGAACAGAATCCAAAAATACGGGTGGTATATTTTGATTTGCCCAAAACAGAAATATTCTCAAAAGAAGATTATAAATTGTTTACAAATAGTGTTGAGTTTGGTGGTGTGTATACGTGCTATGCAGATGTAGGCAAAAATTTAGAAGCACTTGCTATCGACGAAGATGATCACCATCACGACTTTGTTCCTAATACACATTACAGTGTTGACTTTCAAATTAAATTTTGGGATGACACTGGCATAGATAAAACAAGAATTTACAAAAATTTTTATGAGGATAACATAAATTATTTTTACAGTAAAGGTTACAAACTAAACGATTATCGTTTGACAACAGGTGCAATTAAAATTGCACAATTACAATATTCAAACAAAGCATCTGTATTAGAAGAAATATCGCATTGCAATAGCATAAAATCAGCAGTGTTAGCCTAAACACTTGACTTTTTGGCTACCTATGTTATTATTTTAATATGAAACTTGCAACACTAATAATTAACGATGAAGTAAATCTTAAGATATCAGGTTTAGAACTTGATGTTCGTAAGAAACTAGTGAATACTTTTAAGTATGATGTACCACATGCAAGATATTTGCCAGCAGTGCGACTAGGACGTTGGGATGGTAAAGTTGCATACTTTCAAATGGGCGGTAGCACATACTTAAATTTGTTGCCTGACATACTTCCTATACTTGAAGACTTCAACTACGACGTTGACATACAAGATAACAGAGAATACCAAACAGTATTCAAGTTTGATCCAGTGGCAGAAGATACTTACAGTGACATTATGTGGCCGAAGAATCATCCTGCCTCTGGCACTCCTATTAAGATGCGTGACTATCAAGTTGAGATAATAAACAGTTTCTTAAAAAATCCACAGTGTATACAAGAAGTAGCAACTGGTGCTGGTAAAACAATAATGACTGCAAGTCTAAGTGAACGTGTGGAAAACTATGGACGTAGCATTGTTATTGTACCAAACAAAAGTTTAGTTACACAAACAGAAGCAGACTATTCAAACATGCAACTAGACGTTGGTGTGTTTTATGGTGACAGAAAAGAGTTTGGACATAAGCATACAATATGCACATGGCAAAGTTTGAATGTGTTACTTAAGAACACAAAAAATCAAACAGTTGATATCACAATACATGAGTTTTTAGAAGATGTGGTTGCAGTTATAGTTGATGAAGTACACATGGCAAAAGCAGATGCACTTAAAACATTGTTAACTGGTGTGATGAGCAAGATACCATTGCGTTGGGGACTTACTGGTACAATACCCAAAGAACCATTTGAGTTTCAAGCACTGCATTGTAGTTTGGGTCCTGTGATAAATCAACTTAGTGCCAGTGAGCTACAGGAAAAAGGTGTACTTGCAAACTGTCATGTGAACGTTGTGCAGTTGATTGACCATGCAGAATTTACAAACTATCAAAGCGAATTAAAGTACCTATTTGAAGAAAAAGGGCGATTAGATACCATTGCAGGCTTGGTTATTGAAGTAAATAAAACGGGTAACACATTGGTGTTGGTTGATAGAATAAGTGCTGGCACAGAACTGCTCAATCGTATGGGAGATGAAGCTGTGTTTGTAAGTGGTGCAACCAAAGCAAAAGCAAGACAGGATGAATATGATGAAGTGGCTACTGCGACAGGTAAGATTATTATTGCTACATATGGTGTCGCGGCCGTGGGCATTAATCTGCCACGTATCTTCAATCTTGTCCTTCTTGAGCCTGGCAAAAGTTTTGTACGGGTTATACAAAGTATTGGTAGGGGTATTCGTAAAGCGGAAGACAAAGACCACGTCCAAATCTGGGACATAACATCAACTTGCAGGTTTGCAAAAAGACATTTAACCAAACGTAAAGCATTTTATAGAGAAGCAAACTATCCTTTTAGTGTAGAGAAACTGGATTGGAATGCGTAACAAAGCGGAGAAATTATGAGAATACTAACACTAGACAATACTGTGTTTGATTTAGATACATTGCCAGAAGAGATAGATGACTTACGTTTTTCAATCTTTGACAACAGTGATCCACAAAACCCAGATCACTTGTATATTCCTTTAATATTTTTAGAAACATTTAATTCGCCAGCATTGGTACTGCGTATTGGCGAACAAACAATGAAGATGCCAATTGATTGGCAAGTGTTAATTGGAGAGCCAGAAGTAGGCGACTTAGAAATGCTACAACTTACTAGCATTAACGATAGAGGATTTAAAGTATTTCAGTTTAATCCACTAACCAGTTTTAGACCTAGTTACATGGACATTGAAATTGTTGATGTGTATCAGGACGTAACATGGTATGTGCCTAAATTGAAAAATGGACAGATGTTGGCCGTTCCGGTCGAAGACAAAGACGATCCACGATGTGCGTACTTTGTGAAGGACATCAGTCGTAACTGTGAAATCGTGGACTACAATAAGGCGTGGTAATATGGAATTTACAAATGGCATATTTAATGTAATAAAAAACAAGATGAATGACAGTGCAATTCTGGCATTGATCTATACTTGCGGTCATGTTATAATAGCAATGAATGTTGTGTATTGGATGACCGGTGCAAGTATATGGGAGGCTGGACTAGTAGCACTGGTTGAACCTTGCATAAATGGTGTATGGTTTTATATATTACATAGAATATGGACAAAATACAATGAGCGAAAAACTTAGTATAGCAAATGAAATGCGGTGCTTGGATAGCAAGGATCGCAACTTCTATGACAGTTTGACTGATGAAGAACGTAAAAAGTATTCAAACTTTCTTATGATACGTTGGAGTAGTGCAGTACAAGGTCCTGCAGAACTGCAAGAATACTATTTGGTTGCGTGTAATGAAAGACTCAACAAGCATTTCTTTGATATAAACAAGCATCAAAAACTACAATGGTTGTGTGCCACAAGTATTTCACCAGGTATGGGCTCGCACAGACATCAATGGATCTCTCCCAAGAAGAAAGAAAAAGGCAACAACGAAGGCAAAAAAATACTAATGGAACTGTTTCCTGCAATGAAAGCAGATGAGGTAGAACTGTTGAGCAAGCTGATGACCAACAAAGAACTAAAGGAACACATGCGTGACAGTGGAGTCGCAGACAAAAAGTGAACTGTATAAATGCAAGTACTGCGAACGTGAGTTTAGAAAAGAAAGCACACTGGCAGTACATCTCTGTGAGCAAAAACGCAGATACCAAGAAGAGAAAGAAGTTGGTGTGCAAATTGGATTGCAAAGTTATCTAAAGTTTTACACCATGACACAGGGCAGTGCAAAACTTAAAACCTATGCCGACTTTGCCACATCACCATACTATAAAGCATTTGTAAAATTTGGCAGACACTGTGTTGGTATAAATGCAATCAACGTACCCAAGTTTGTTGAGTGGGTAATCAAAGAAAACAAGAAACTGGATCACTGGTGCAAAGAAGCAGTATATGATGAATACTTGCGTCAGTACATTCAAAGAGAAGCACTCACTGATGCACTACAACGTGGCATTGAGTATAGTATAAAGTGGAGTGAAAAAACAGGACACCCTGCACAGGACTTTTTACGTTATGGAAATGATAACAGTGTAGCATTTGCAATAAGTACTGGACGAATATCACCGTGGTTGGTATTCAACTGTGAATCAGGACAAGCATACTTGGCAGACATGAATGCAGATCAAACAAAAATAGTATGGCCATGGATTGATCCAGACTTTTGGACAAAGAAGTTTCGAGACTATCCAGCAGATCAGGCATACTGTGAAGAAATACTTAAACAAGCAGGATGGTAATGAAAGTACTTTGCCTTGGTAATAATCACAAACATACAGATGAACTAACAAGCAAACTTGGAAAGAATCACGGTTTGATTAACAACATCGATGTAGAAATCCTTGATGGGTTTTATCATACCAGTGTGCTTGATTTAACAAACAGTGAGATACTTGAACTTTCTACGCAGTTTGATCAAGTAATTGTGCTGGATCAATCTGTAGAACAATGGAATCATCCTGCTGAGTTTCATGCAACACAAGATATAGCTAAAAGAATTGGTAGCAAAGTACGTTGGCAAAATGCAGATGGAAAATTACAACTACAGTATTGGCAGAATTTAGTTGATACTAACAAAAGTTTTTGTATATTTCCTTTTATCGAACTACTTACACAGAATGGCCATACTACAGTTTGTTGTCGAAGTTTTAAACCAGTACAACGCATAGATAAATTAGAAAATTTTTCAACAGATAAAGAATATAAAAAAATTCGTAAAGCAATGCTGGCAGGAGAAAGTTTATCTGAGCATTGTCAAGCATGTTATCAATTGGAAGATCAAAATGTAATTTCTGCTAGGCAAGCAGAAACAATAGACTGGGCAATGCGACTGAACTTACAAACAGTGGATGATCTAAACAATATAAAAGAACCTGTTTATTATGAAGTCCGGCCAAGTAATACTTGCAATTTAATGTGTAGAATGTGCTCGCCTATGTTCAGTAGTCTAATAGAAAAAGAACAAAAACAATTAGGCAAGATACCACAAGAGTATACAGAAGAATACAGTAATTTTGATATAGTAAAAATAGAAAATATTGTAAAGTTGTACGTTGCAGGCGGAGAACCAACTGCTATGCCAGAATTTTATGATTTTATACGTAAATGTGTTAGACGAAAATACACTGATTTTGAATTTGTTGTGAATACAAATGGCATGAAAGTATCAACACTGTTACTCGAACTTGGATCGCATTTTAAAAATTTGCAGTATATCATAAGCATCGACGGTTATAAAAAACACAACGACTATGCTCGTTGGCGTAGCAATTGGGGAACAATTATTGCAAATGCACACAAGCTAGAAAATAACGGACACAAAATACATTTCAACACTACGTTGAGCTTGTGGACAGTATTTGACTATCATAAACTTATACATTTTCTTGACACTGAATTTCCAAATTGCTTAATACACGGACAATACGGAGATGGGTATTCGCCATTTGTTTTCAAATATTCTCAAGAACAAATTGATAATCTTGAATCTATTTGTACAACCAAGATTTACAATAATAACTCACTGTTTAAAAGTTTCATAGACGGAACCATTGCTAGTGCTAAACAGTGTTGTAACAATAAAACAGCTCTTGCTAAATTTTTTACATACAATGATGAAATTGACAATGCAAGAAAAAGCAATCTATATGAATATATACCTGCACTAGAAGATCTTAGATTGCGTATTGACAATGTGCAATAACTATAGTATAATTAATAAAAAAACAGGAGAACAAGATGGGACTAACTAGACCTAAGGTAGCACAAATGGAAAAGCCAATGAAGAAAGATGATCCGCATTTTTGGGTGAGTCTTGTAAAAAGTGCAATTAGGATCGCGGCATGTTATATGCTTTTTATTGGCAGTATCGAAATGGCCGCAGTAACACTTGCTATAGCAGAATTTGCAGGAATAGGTGAAGAACTAGTATAATGAGTGCCGATGTCGACATAGACTTTGCTGACAGGCAACACATAATGGATCTAATCCAGTGTACTCCTGCTAGACAAAATGCTGAAGGTCGTAAGCACAACAGTGGTGTTTATGTTACGCCAATACCTGTTGATGCACCAAATGGTTGTGCAAGTATAGACTATGAATATGCCGAGCAACGTGGATATTTTAAACTAGACTTACTGAACCAAAGTGTGTATACACTGATACGTGATCAAGCACACTATGATACTATGTTGGCAAAAGAACCAGAATGGCATAGATTAAATGACAAAAATTTCTGTGAACGTGTAGTGCATATAGGCAACTACCACGATTTGCAAGTAGCAATGCAACCTAACTCAATAGCTCGTATGGCAGCGTTTATAAGCATTATACGTCCAGGAAAAGCACACCTACAACACAAGCCATGGAAAGAAGTATTCGAAACTGTTTGGGACGGTGATGATAGTGCTGGTTTTGTCTTTAAGAAATCACATGCAGTAAGTTATGCACGTTTAGTTGCATTACACGTTAATCTACTTTGCGAACCAGTGTAATACTTCTACGTTTAATTTTTTTACGTGAAAGCTCTTGTAAACTAGTAGCAGGGCCAAGTATTATATCCAAATCTTTGTTGATAAAAGTTTTGAGATAAGGTCTAAACTGTTCCCAATCATGTTTTAAGAATATGTTTATTGGTATACTGCGGTTGGATTCCCACCACCATTGATTTGCAAGTTCTAAAAAATCACGTTTAAGTTGCTCTTCGACTATTCCGCCAAAATCGTAGATTGTTGTTATTTGATCGTCACGGTTTTGTATTACGCCAACGTATTCATTACTTGCATATGTGCAAAATGTAATGAATGGATACCGCTCTGCAATCTTTTCGAATAGCTCTACGCCCATAAATACCTAGTAATTGGAGTTAAAATTAATGTATTCTACCACCGTATATTTA